ACACCAACGGCGTCGAGAAGAGCCTGCTGAAGCGGGCCATGGGGTTCGAGTACGAAGAGGTCACGCGGGAGCCCCTCTATAATGCGGTCACAGGGGATCCTATCCTCGATGAGGACGGCAACCATCGGATAGTCGTCACCAAGATCGTCAGAAAGCACATGGCGCCGGAGACGGCAGCAATCTGTTTCTGGCTGAAGAATAGAGATCCCGGCAGGTGGAGGGACAAGCAGGAGATCGAACATTCAGGAAAGGATGGGGGACCGCTGGCGTCGAATCTCATCGTTATCCCTGCAAAAATGGATGAAGGAGAATGGCAGAAACAGGTGTCAACATACCTCGAGTCCCTGGTTGGGACCCGCAGCCAAAACAAAGAATAGCCCTCACTGCGCCTGTTGATGAGCTTTTCTATGGTGGCGGCAAGGGTGGCGGGAAATCTGATTTCCTGCTGATGGATTTTGTCGACGGCATACAATACGGCGAACACCATAAGGGGATCCTCTTCCGTCGTAGCTACTCGGAGCTCGAGGAGCTGCTGGCGCGGTCCCGGCAGTTATATCCCTTGATAGGCGGCGATTACTCGGAGACAAAGCGCACCTGGACATTCCCCGGTGGCGCTACTCTCAAGATGCGCTTCCTCGAAAGGGACAAGGACGTCCACAGATACCAGGGCCATCAATATTGTGTCTCTGTTGGAACGAAAATTCAAATGGCCAATGGAGACGCCAAACCAATAGAGTATATTTCTGTTGGTGAATATGTGGCGACTCTTGAGGGGCCACGCCAGGTCATAAAGACATTAAAACCGTATAAATCGCCATGTGTTAAGGTCTCTAATCATTTCGGCGACCAGATCCAGCCGGTATGGCATCCCATTTTAACAGCTTCCGGCTGGCAGTCATACGCATCTCTTCGGGGAATTTGTTCCACAAAGTTTGAAGATTCACTCCAAGGATTTCAACAGCTTCCTTCCGTGAATGTGTCTGCAATATGCCAAGAACCTCCCCTTGGTTTAAATACACCTCGCAGGCGTTTATCCATTTTATCCCGTTCTCTTTACAAATTGTCAAGACGGTCGTTGACGACAACGGCAAAGATGCTACAGTGCGCTTGGGGTCATTTGCAGCTTCTCGTACCATTTGGACTATTTTCGGATCATATTTTTTCGCCCGCTTTCTCTGGTGGTAGAGGACATGTGCTTTTTGATTGGGGAACAGCAATAGATTGTCTTCGTGGTTGTTTGTCTTGTCATTGTCAATGTGATGGACAACCTCTTGACCAGTCAGGAACCTACCTAACTTACATTCCATTACAAGCCGATGCTGCAACACCATCCCGCGAGCATTACAAGCTGGATGATCAGGACAATATTCAAGAATGTGGCCTCCCCGATGTAGCACAATATGAGCATCCTTATACCGGGCAGGTGCGAGTAGCGACCGAAAAAACTTTTTGCGCCCCATGCGTCATGTCTCCTTTAGGCGATGAATTTGTTTGTGACATCACCGTCGATGATGTTAACCATTATATATCATATGATACCCACGTTGTCAATAAGAATACTTGGATAGGCTTCGATGAGTTGACCAACTGGGCAACAGACTATTGCTACGTCTATATGTTCAGCTGTGCGAGGTCTGCTTTCGGGATCCCGGTGAGGATCAGGGCGTCCGGCAACCCTGGGAGTGTCGGCCACTTTTGGGTGAAGGAACGATTTATCGACGGGAAAAAACCGTACAAGATCTACCGTGACATCTCGGGTATGTCGAGGTGCTTCATACCGGCGCTGCTCGAGGACAATATCAGGCTGCAAAAGAACGATCCCCAGTATGAAGCCAGGCTGAAACTGTTGCCGAAGCATCTCTATGAGGCCTATCGGCATGGTGACTGGAACGTTTTCGCAGGCCAGGCATTTCATCTGTCGGAAGAGCACCACATCATTCAGCCGATTCCGATCCCCGGCAATGCGCCCATCTACATGACATTCGACTGGGGTTTCGGCAAGCCCTTCTCCCTCGGGTGGTGGTGGATTGACGCGGACGGCCGGGCCTACCGCTTCATGGAGTGGTACGGCTACTCAGGAAAGGCCAACGAAGGCCTGCGACTGTCCGATTCGCAGATCGCGGAGGGTATCATCGAGCGCGAGATCAAAGCGGAGCTCAACAACAGGATCATCACCAGAATCCTCTCCCCCGACTGCTTCAGCAAGAAGCCTGACTACAAAGGCGGTGGCCAGGGCAAGAGCACTTCTGAGGTCTTCTCTGATTACCGACTCTACTGCACCCCTGGGGATGCCACAAGGCACCTGAAGATCAGGCAGTTCAGGGAGCGCCTGCGCGTGAAAGTACCGGAAGACGGGAAAGAGCCGGAGCGTCCCATGATGCTGGTTTACAACACCTGTGATCAGTTTATCCGGACCATACCCATCCTTCAGGTCGACGCGAAAAACCAGGAAGATGTTGATACGGACCTCGAGGACCACTGCTACGATGAGGCATGTCTGCTCTGTATGGCACGGCCCCTCGGCACGGCCGTAAAGAAGCCGCTTACGATGCCGAACGATGCGGAGGCTATCGTTGACGCCATCGAAACGCACGTTGAAAACAGCGCCAACATAGAGCTGCTCGGGATAGACGATTTAGAAGACGATGGAGGGTTTTATGCAACCTTATAGCCCAATATTGCTTGTCGCCGGCGCCGCGGTGATCATCGTGGCAGCCATCATCAGCCTGTGCGTGTTCTTCCTTCGCATGGGGTTCAGGATGGGACGGCAGACCGTCGACAAGCCCCCGGACGTTGCAAAGCAGTATAGCCCTGGCGAGCCGGTGCTCGATGAGCCCGATCCCTGGGACCAGGCAGTAGAGGGCAGCAAGAAGAGCCCTGACATACCGGAGGACATCCAATGATCGAAGAATACGACGATATTACGCTGTGTACGTCGGTTATCAAGCAGACCGGCGTGGTGGAAGCTGTCGGTGGCCAGCAGATTCCGGTATGGGATCTGTCGTCCAACAGAGATAGGTCGTCTGATCCGGATATCGTCACGGTAATATGCGAGATCTGCACGACGCCGATCGCCAAAATCGATCTCAACAAGCTGCATAAGCCGATCACGACGGCTATGTTCCTGCCCCTCGATCCTCATCACGGCCAAATGGTGCCCTTCATCCCCGGCATTGAATTCGAGTTCATGTACTGTCCGTGCTGCAGGAAGCGCTTTGCAGTTATCGAGGACAGGATCAGGACCGAAAGGGGATTTGTGGAGGTGCCTGCGATAGCAAAAAAGATCGAAAAGGCCGAGAAGGAGATGAAGAAAGAAGCCACTGCGGCAATTTATCAGACCGATGAAGGATTAGTGGAGGTGCCGGAGAAGTTGGAGAAATTGGGAAAAGCCGTGCACAAGCAAGTGTTGGGTATTATGGCTGAAGAAGTTTATGGACCTCAAGATCAAGTTTCGCAGGGTGACGCAGACGTAGCGTGCCAGCCTCATACACTGGATGTCGCCGGTTCAATTCCGGCCCCTGCAACCAATAATACCAACGGGAAGAACAAGCAACAGAAACGAGTCCTGGCTAAAAAGAGGGTAAGGAAAAATAAGTCAACGGGAGGTAAGAAATCATGAAAATAGTCTTAGAGCTCGCGGCCAATTCGTTTTATCTGGATCCTGTGCAGACCGAACCGCGCTTGATGGGTGTCCTCGTCAAGTCCAGGTGCAATAACTCTATGTCCCCGAACCAGATCATCCTCGAGATCCCGGAAGGGATCATCGTCGAAAAGGTGAGAGAAGTAAATCCCGCCGAGGTGGAAGAGTTGCTGAAGGATCTCTCCGGCAAAGATGAGGCGATCAATGTCTTGAAGGAAACGATCGAGACACAGGAAAACACCATAGCGGCCCAGGAGACCATCATCGAAGCTGCAAAGGCACAAATTGCAGATCTGACCCCTCCCGCGAAAGAAGAGCCGCCTTCTGATGTGCCCGAAGAAGGCAGCCCACAGGATCAGGGATAATGGCCGAGAAACCATCAACAAATCTAAGTCTCATCCCGCCCGAACAAGATAGGAACGTCGGGAAAAAGGTCTTTGCTATGCTCGAGGCGATCCTCAAGGACAAGGAGGATATCGGCCGGACAGGAACCGATGGGAAATGGATCCGGAACCATCAGCTTGTCCATGGCGTCCATTTCCGATCCAAGCCATTAAAGAAGGTCCCGCTTGTCCCCGTGAACTTTATCAAAGATCACTTGGTGCGGACGGTCAATGAGCTCACTGATAACAACCCCACGTTTGAGGTCAAGCGGTACGGCGAGATCTCCGATGAGCAAAAGAAGTCATTCGATCTTATCCAGCGCATCGTTGAGAGCTGGTGGAACGATACAGAGCAACAGGACAAACTCGATACATCCGTCACCAATGGCGAGACCTACGGGATCACGATCGAGAAGATGGTCTTCGATCCGGACGCTGAGTACGGTCAGGGCGAGGCAAAGACAGTCATTGTCGATCCGTTCTGCTTTGGCTGGTGGCCCTTGAAACTCACAGATATAAGCGAGCTCCAGACGCGTGAAGCGCTTCTGTTTTTCTATCCTATGTCAGTCCGGGAGGCCCGCAGAAAATGGCCAGGACACGACATAAAGCCAGACACGGATCAGTACGAGGACGATGTAGGCGCCACACGGCGCGAGATCTCCGGCATCACGGGCGGCACACAGGGGTTTTTCACCCGGATAGGCACCAAAGTTATGCAGCTGTTTGCAGCGGCAGGCCTCGGGACCGAAGAAGACGAAGATCAGGTGATGATCGTTGAGTGCTGGTGCAAGGATTACACGGTCGACGGGGACGGCAACGACAAATATACCGGCAATATCCGCTATATCGTCTGCTGCAATGACGGCAAGATCGTCATGGAGGACCGCGACAATCCCAATGTTCACTCTGAACTTGATGAAGAAAAGGCGAAACTGACCTATCTCTATGACAAATTCCCCTTCGCCGGCGCCGTGTCATTCAAGGACACATCGAACGCCTGGGGAGAATCAGACATAGAGCAGCTCGAGCGCTTAAATATCGAACTTGACAAGGCGATCAGCCAGTTTGTCTTTGAGAAAGACCGGTCGGTGCGTCGGAAATTCATCAATCCCAAGACGTCCGGCGTCCAGAATAGCGAGCTGACGAACACCACGGGCATTATCAATCCTGTCAATGCCGATCAGGCCCAGGCTATGAAGTGGGTTGAATACCCGGAGCTTCCCGTAGATCTGAAGGTTACGATCGAACTCTTCAAGGAGATGTTCTTCAGACTCGCCGGGACGTTTGAACTTGAGCAGGCCAAGACCGGGAACAACGTGATCGCATACAAGGCCATAGCGGCCCTGCTTGAAAGGGCGGCAACCCTGAAACGCGGGAAGATCAGGTCGTACAACCGTCTTATCAGAGAACGCGGGCGCATGTATGTCTCCATGGTGCAGAACTTCTATACCGAGGACCGCTGGGTATCGTTCAAGGGCAAGGACGGCCAGGATGTGACGGAGAGGTTCAGGGGCTCTGAAATGATCATCCCGTCCAGGCTGTCGGTCGTATCAGGATCCACAATGCCGATCTCGAGGGTACAACTGAGAGAGGAGACGGGGATGCTCTTCAAGATGGGAGTTATCGATCAGGAAGAGGCCCTCGACAGGCTGAACGTGTCCTCGAAGAACGATATCCTCGAACGCAAAAGAAAAGGCGTCTACGGCGCCCTTTTCGAGAAGCTCCTTGCCATGGGTACACCGCCGGAGCTCATACAGCTATTCTCCATGATCGCACAGCTTGACGAGAAGCAGTTTGCGAAAGAGATGAAATCGGGGGACATCCCGAGGATAGACGTTATCCTTGCCAACTTTGCCAAGACTATGCGAGGCGAACCGTCGTCGGAGGATCCGGAAGTCACGTTGAATGGGGCCAAGGTAGAGAAGCTCAGGGCAGAAACTATGCTGCTTGTCGAAAAGATTACGTCCGAACGCATAGATCAGGTCGTGAAGTTTGCCGGCATGAAGTACGATGAGCAAGAGTTGAAGAACAGACGCGCCCAGGTCGTCGCCCAGGTGATGAAAGAACTGTCCGCGGGGGAACCGGGGAATCGCGTATATCATGAGCGCGGGATGAAGAGCAACAACAAGGAGGTATAACCGTAATGAAGCTCGTCGATATGAAAATGACCGAGAAAGAAATGAAAGACAGCGGGATGATCACGGAAACACCGGCAAAATCAGCCAGTAAGGGCCCTCGTTATCCCTGGGGCCTGTCGATCTCCCTCGATGATAGCACCATTGACAAGCTCGATATCGATTTCGATACCTGTAACGTCGGCAAGGAATACACGGCAACCGTGGTGCTGAGAGTCACCAGCAAGAACGACAACGAACGGCAGGATAGGACACATAATCGCAGTATCTCCATGCAGATCACGAAGATGGCGGTAGAAAAGGGCAAATTTGACGCTTACCACAAAGAGCTGAACAAGGGGCCAGGAGAATGAGTATAAAAAAAGGGCTTTACTCGAGTGCACATGACCTCGAAACGGTATTTGAAATTACCGTTCTTTGCCAAACGAAGGATTATGTGAAGATAGCAAGAATCCAAGGAGGAACCGGTCCTATGTCTGAGCGGTCTTATTTCGGGTGGATATCGAAACAGAGGTTTGCCGCTGATTATCGGTTTCTCGACGAGATACCAGGAGAATGAGTATGTCTGAAAACAACGGCAACGGCGAACATAAAAAAGAGGTAAAGATCTATGTCGACGAAGCAGGGGACATAAGGACCGTCGCGAACCCCGGCATGACCTATTTCGAGGTCTATACGCTGTTGAATTTCGCTCTTGAAACGGTCGCAGCGAAGATGCAGGAGAGAAGCAAGGTGGTTATCCCAAGGCCCATTGGCCTGGTTGATACGAAAAGGAGTTAAGCAGAAAAAATGCCATGCAAAATTAATCATATTTATTCAGAAAAGGCTACAAAACCTACAAACAGAGAAATAGGCTGGCTTGCGGGAATTTTCGATGGGGAAGGCCATCTTGGTCTACATAAAAATACAAAAGGAAATTCGTTTCTAAGGAAATGTTCTATAACAAATACTAATCTTGGGATTATAAACGAATGCTCACGCATACTTAGAAAGTTGAACATTTTTCATATTATTTATAAAAACAGAGATAACCAGGCAATAAGGCTGGGAAGGAAGCAATGTTATACCATCAGGATAGATAGAACTGCTGAAATAGCATATTTTATTGAAATATTACATCCTCATATACGGTCAACCGAAAAACAATTATCTATTTCAAAGACATTATTTTATATCGCAAATATAAAGCGAAAAGACGGAAGAAGAAACAATAGAAGGAAAAGACAAATCCCAACACAATTAACACTTATCAGTATGGAGGCAAAATAATATGGCACCCCTCTATGACTACTGCTGTGATAACTGCAACATGGTTGAAGAAAGCCTTCAGCCGATGGAGGTGAAGGTTATCAAGTGCATCCATTGTGGTGGCCGCGCATACAGGATCATATCGTCGAGGGCGCAAAACTGCTTTAACGACGATGCCCCATGGATCCGATCGGTCCTCGAGGTGGTTGACAAGGACTCGAAGGCGCCGCACGTGGTTGAATTCCTGACGCACCCGACACGGACGAACTATAAGAACTGGATGAAAGGCGAAGGGCTGCGGCACCTGGAGCCTGGCGAGCGTCCTCACCGGCCCACAGAGAAAGAGGAGAGGGCAGAGAAGAGAAGGCGCGATGAAATGATCATGCGGCGGGTAGTTGATCGCCGGCGCATTGTGATGGGAGGGTATTAATATGTCAAGAGCAGCCGAAGAAGCATATGAATACGCAAAGAAGCACTCGGCACCAGGGGAAGGGGGAAGATTTAAGGCCATGAAGAACCTGCTTGCGTCAGAAGGCGCAAAGAGCCCCGGAGGATTGGCTGCATATATTGGCCGTAAACGCTATGGAAAGGCCAAGTTCCAGAAGATGGCCTCGGCGGGGAGAAGATGAAGAATCCTGATATTGTCATTATCTGCAAAATTATCATACGAGGGTTACGGCAGATAGCAGATGCGCTTGACAAATTTCTGAGAGGTGAACCGATTAATGTTTAGCTGACCACGGATACAACTATAAGCGTCTCTGTCGTCTCCCTCATAAGCAGAAAGAGGCACGCGGCAGGGTAAACCGTCACGCCAAACAAGGCCTCACGGTATCAGTCATAAAGGCTGGTTCTGTGGGGCCTTTTTTGTACCCCACTTTAAGGAGGATTTTATGCCGTTAGCAACAGAATCGACGCTAAACGAAATTGCGGGTATCTCGTCAGTATCCGCTGAAGGTGCCGCTGGCAAAGATGGCCAGGGTGATGACAAGGGGAAAGGCGCCGACCTTAACCCCGATGGCACACCTAAATCGTCCGACGGGACGCTAAAATCGGATGGCCACGAAGACGCAGCGGGCAAAGAGAAAGAGGGCGCTGAGAAGAAAACCGACGGTAATGGTGAAGGTGGAGAAACCGAAGACGGTAAAGCTCCCCCATATCACAAAGATCCCGATTTTCAGCGCATGAAGAAAGAACGGGATGATGCGCGGGCGAAGTTCACCAATGTGGAAAAAGAGCTTGCCGAGATCAAGGGCAATTTCACCACGCTCATGGAGCTGGTGAAGGCTGGTAAGACAGGCGGTGGAGCTGATACGGGCGGCGATGAAACTCTCCCCTTCAAGGATGTCACGAAGATGTCCGAGGACGAGATTGCGGAATGGCAGGCCCAGGATCCAAAAGGCTATACAGCCAACATCATGGCCCAGGTCAGATATGAGATCGAAAACGGCCTGAAGGCGAAAGATGAGATCAAGGCGAAACAGGCTGCCCAGGAAGCAAGCAAGGCCACGTACGAGAAGTACGCCAACGACAATCCCGACTTTGAGACCATGTGGAATGACGGGACCATCAAGGACTTCATGAAGAAGAACCCTGGCCATACCCCAATTTCGGCGCACATGGCGCTCACGCAGGATGATCGCATCAACAAGGCTATTGAAAAGGCGATAGCCGCGAAAGAGAAAGAAATCGAGAAAAATATCCGGGCAAAGTTCAAGGCTGGAACCCTGGGAGGTGGCGGTTCATTTGTCCCGACAGTAAGGGAATCAGAAATAGCCCCTGAGCTGCGGGACACAAAGAAGCATGGTGGCATTATCACCACGCTGGTAGACCGCTTAAAACAGAGAAGGGCTGCGTCCGGAACATAAAAATTTAAGGAGGACACACCCATGAGTCTAACATTTACAGAGCTTGAAGCCGTAACCGATGATTATTTTCTGGCAGACGGCGGTAAGGCTGTAGACATTTACTTCAAGAGTTCGTTCATCCTCGACAGGTGGATGAACAAGCACAAGGGGTTGTGGGAAAGACCGAACGGCGGGAAAAAGATCCGCATCCCTCTTGCCTACGACATCGCAGAAGGCGGCAGCTTCGCGCGGGCAGACACGCTTTCCAGTGACGACCGCGAGATCCTGAACGCTGCTCTCTTTGCATGGAAGCACTATTACGGCAACGCGACGATCTTCGAGACGGACGAGTTGGAGAATTCCGACGAGTTTGCGGAGGTCCAGCTTGTCACATCGCGTCTTGAGGCGGCACAGAAGAAGATCACAAAAGACCTTTCGACTGATATCCATTCGTCTGCCTCGGATAGCGCAAGACCGTTAACCGGCTTCCTGAGCCTGTTTAACACAACGACATCGACCAAATACGGCGATATAGCCGAGGCAGATTTGGTGTCGCAGGACGGTACAAAGCCGTGGAAAGCGAACCTTACGACAACCACGGAGGGCATCAGCCTGAAGGTCATAAGAGATCTTGCCTCAACGGCAAAGATCGGCGATGGCCCTGGCGGGAAGCCTAACGTGGGTATCATGACAGAAACCCTCATTAACATCATCCTGGGGATCCTCCAGGCGCAGCAGCAGTTCACAAAGGACGACGACACAGTAAAGGCCGGGTTCCTGAACTGTGTGTTCGAGGGTAAGGTCCTGGCCGCAGACGACTACACGCCGTCGGGATACCTCGAGCTCTTCAACGAAGAGTACATCGGCTTTGCGGTTCACAGACAGGGTTACTACAAGCGGAAACCATGGGCTGATCTGATCGTAGCGGGCAAGGCGGCACGGTCCATGAAGGTCATGTGGCACGGCAATATGGTCTGCAAACACAGGGCTGCTCATGCGGCTCATAACAACCTGAGTTAAGGAGGAGGTGATAGAACATGAACGAAAGACCACTTAACAACACAGCATGGAACCAGGCGCTACTCGAGGAATCAGTAACACAGAAGGAAACCCTCGGCGCCCTTCGCATCACAGAAGACGGCAGGAAGTTCAGGTACGCAAAGGCAGGTGAAGCATTAAGCCCTGGCAAAATAGGGCAGCTTGCTGAAGGCGTAGCGCTTCATATCAAACAGGCATGTCCTGTTGCCGCAGCAGGGACCAAACGGATCGGCTTTACCGTCGGGGCTACGGCTGTAACAGCGGACCAGTATAAAGACGGCTATCTCCAGATCTATGACGGCACTACAACCGGCCTCGGTATGCAGTACGGGATCGAGAGCAATACGGCCTGTGACGCTTCTGGTGTGACTTATGTAACTCTCAAAGAGCCCCTCAAATACGCTCTCACGGCGGCAGACTACTACAGTCTGATCCCCAACCCGTGGTCCTCGATCACCCACAATGCGTCGCTTGCACATGGATTTGCTGGTGTGGTGGTCCGTCCGGTGACGTCAGCATATTATTTCTGGCTGCAGACCGGCGGCGTGGCATGTGTTCTCAACGGAGGGAATACGGCTCTCGGGTCAGCCATAGTTACATCGGCCACAGAAGGCGCTGCAAAAACGATGGCGGCGTACGACTCCGGCGTGATCGGTTATACGATCTCATTCGCGAACGTCGACACGAAGTACAATCCGGTGATGTTGACCATAGACTAACCGGAGAGACAAAAGCATATTCAGGGGAGGGGGAACTCTCCCCTGAATCTAAACAAAAGGAGGTACGCAATGGCTTTTGAAGACGCGATCACAGAAAGATCTTTCAGCGGCAACAAAGCTGTTACCAGGGGTACATTTACAAATGGCGCCGGTGATTCCGGTGGCAATATCGATACCGGTCTTCATCGTTGTGAGTTCATCAAACTCCAGCATAGCGGCGCTGCGGTTGTAGAATCTGCTCCTGTTGTCAATGAAACCCTACCGGTTGATGGTTCGGCGGTAACGATTGTTACCACAGCGGGGGCTGACGGCTACTGGGAAGCTATCGGCGATATGCACAATTAAGGGGGTGGTGACACATGGCCTTTGAATTTACAAAAACACTTGATTGGGTGGACCACGGGAAGCGTCATACCATGGGGACGTTTACGAATGGGAGTGGTGATACCGGGGGTGACATCTATACCGGTCTCAGCGTTATCGATAAAATTGACCTGCAATATAAAGGCAGTGCGGTTGTCGACAACGAACCGGTTATCAACGAAACTTTTCCCTGTCACGACCCCGTTACGATAGTCACCGACGACGACAAAGACGGCTACTGGCACGCGGTAGGCACATAAGGAGGTCACGATGGGACTTTCAGAGATATCAAAAAGTATTATCAGCTTTGGCAATAAAATAGGGTACATGGCCGAGTTCTCACTCGCCGGTGCGTATCCGTTTGGTGGGGAGACATTTAACCCTGAAACATTGTTTGGCATCCACAATGCGGAGTTCGTCCAGGTCACAGGCAAAGGATACAGGTATCAGTTCGACAAGGCCAACAAGAAACTCAAAATCTTTTCAAAGGCCCCGCCGATTGCTTACGATGAACATCATGTGCTCGATGATAATTACCAGATGGAGCTCCAATACCCTGCTGCGTTCATTATGAACGTTGCTACGCTCGGGCAGAGCATAAAGTTGAGGTCAACGGGAATAGCGAAAGCGGATCTCGGATCGAATGAGGGCTGTCTTGCCGAATTGATGGCGGCAGGCGAGCATACAAAGCTCACAGTAAGCCCAGGAAACCAGATTACTACGGGAGCTATCGGCGACGGTACAGGGTGGACCGCAGGAACAGACTGGTCATTTGCAGACAACAAAGCGGTCAAGGCTGCCGGCGCAGGCTCGGGGACCTTGAGCGAGGATACCTTTGCTGCTGTAATCGGGCATACCTACAGATTGATCTACACAATATCAGATCTGTCGGCGGGCGGTTTGACCCCAAAAATAGGCGGTACGGATGGAACGGCCATAACAGAGGACGGGACTTATACGGAAGATATCGTCGCAACGACGACAGGCGGGATGATCTTTACTCCGGCCTCGGATGCTTCGGCATTTAAGCTCGACGATGTGTATATCCTCGATCTCGATGTCTATACGACCTACATTACACAGGCATGGAAAGAGGTGTGGGACAATCTCGTCCAGGATGAGGCAATCACCCTGGCAACCGGTGCAAATACCCTTTCAAGTGGAAACAAGATGCTCGCCTGCATGTACGTCGACCAGACATCAACGACCGCAGCAGCCCTTACGATGATCGATGAAGACGATACTGTGGCCTCGGGGGAAGTGGATATTGCCTTTAATGTGGCCACTTCTCAGCTCACTGTCCATTCCGATCAGAACTCAAAGGCGGCAAAGGTTACGTATATTAAGATGCCGTCCTCGGGATTTCTATTCGACAGGTATCTCAAAAATCAGTCAGCAACCAAGGCGGGTGGTGATCCCTACACGAACACTTTCAACTATCCCGTGTTGCTGTGGGGATATGCAGGCTGCGCTCCGGTCAACGGTGGCACGACCCAAGCGCTTATTCCCTTTGTGTCGACGCCTGCGGCTGGGGAGGGCGTAGTTGACTGGTTCTCCAATGCGGCTCGAGGAGCCGCTGGACCGGCAGGAGGTACGGTAATCGGCGTGAAATCGAACGTGACCCTTACCGGCGCCTTTGTATGGGGGATCCCGAGCGAGATACCGGGCCTTCAGGATTTGGAGGTGGCAGACGGCGTTGATCTGGACGTAGATTCGCTGGCCGTCCTTGTTATCGGCAATTAAAGGAGGGGTTCATCATGAGTACGGTGCAATCCCTCTTAGACAATCTCCAGTTCCGCGTTGATGTCGATGCGGACCTGTATCATCTTATCAACCTGGCAATCCGTCAAGTTGCCAAACGCCTGTATTGGCACAAATCGGACATCCTGCGCTCCGAGATGGAGATTGATTTTTACAAGGAATTTACCTACGAGACCGATACGCTGGCCTTCGTTGAGGGCACTCCTGACACCATAACAGATAGCAACAGCGGGTTTACCGAGAAGACCATTACCGCGTCGACCATATCTTTCGTCGGGGGATCCCCGGCAACGATCGTTGATTCTAACTCCGGTTTTGTGGCGGCAGGATTTGTCAAGGGGCAGACGATCTATACCGATGATGATGATAATACCGACGACTACCATATTGCATCAGTAACGGCAGGGACAATTACCCTTGCGACCGATGAAACGCTTACGACGAAAGCGGCAGGGAGCAGCGTTACTATCAGTTCAAGGCCTTTTGTAGCAGGGATGCAGATCGCCAACGACCAGGCAAGCAATAAGTCGAAAATCTTCACCATCGAAACGGTGGCTGCCGGGACATTGACGCTCAAGGCAACGGATGCGGTTACGGCTGCCATCGCCGGCACATCGACGATCCTCACAGTAAAAAACGACAGATCGGCCCTTCCTTCTGACTTTTGGGGTTTCTGCGGGAATGATGCTGAGGATTATCCATACGTTGATGGATACACAGAGGTATTGAAGCCGCTTCCAAACCAGCGCAGGGCCCTTATTGAAAGCCAAAGTCTTGGGGCAACGCCTGGTTACTTCAAAATCAAGGGTACGAACCTGCATGTCTACCCCCCTGTGGGAGAGGATCTTACCATTAAAGGGGATTACTTCCAGAAAGTGACGGCGTTGACGGCAGTTACCGATACGATCCCGTTCAACGAGCTATTCGATGATGCTATCTGCGAAGCGATAGCCTTGCTCTATGAGAAGGGACTCAGTTCTCAGGTTGAGAATACCGGCCTGCTGCAAAAATTATTGTTTGAGGCCGTAGACATGATCGTTCCTCAATACCAGCAAAAGGCACCTGTAATGGCAGGAGGCATAGATTGGGACTCCTTCGTTTAATAAAGAGCGCCAGGCCCTCGGTAGATATCAGGAATCCCTTCTATCTTCCGGATCATCTTAAAGACGAATCGGGGGGAAAGCGTAAATTTGAGTCATGCACTGTGGACACTGTTACGTTCAAGCGGATCATCATTGCAAAGAAGATTGAGGGGATGAAATAATGCCTTTGCCACAGAAACCAGACTATCCAAACTTCAAAAGACAGTTCAGGGGCGGCAACGACACGGCGAGGGAAGTGGCCCTATTGAATCCCGGGGACTATTCGAGGATCCAGAACATGCGGCAGATGCACCCAGGGATGAAGCAGCGGCCGGGACAATCCAGGCTTCATACTGTTGCCGACAGCACGAACAGGGTAGTATCCCTCTTCCAGTTCAGCAAAGGGAAAAAAACGGAGCGTCACCTCTTCGCACAGATGAGCGATAGCGACATCCTTGAATTCACGAACGCGCCTCCTACGGTTACTACTGGGGCCATGGGGAGCGAAGTATTCAGCGGGACAACAGGACAGATCCCGGCCTCATGGAGCGTGATCGACGACAAGATGATCTTCTCGAATGGTGTTGATCAGCACCAGATATATCCCGGAGACGATACTCCGGTTGAGAAATTCATTGTCTTTAAGGGTGGAGCTGCACCTCCTGCGATCCCGGCAGAAGGCTATGATTATTCCGTCGAAGTTGCCGACAATGATGAGACCACGACAGCCATCCTTGATTCCCTCGGGACCCTGGCAACGGACTATGATTGCATCTTCTTTATGACCCCATTCCCGATCAACGAGATAGCCATAACGATTCCCACGGGCAAATACAACCTCAATGCCGCTGTTATGGCTTTGAACTACAAAAAATCAACCGGCGCATGGGCGGCTGTATCTGGCTTTACCGACAATACGGCCTCTGGCGGGAAGACCCTCGCCGCGCCGGGTACGGCCACTATGACATGGACGCTGCCGACCGACTCAATCCCGAACTATATGTATGGACGCTGCGGGTTCTGGTATCAATTATATCTCTCTTCCGGGGCCCTGAGCAGCGAGGTTGAAGTGTCTGCCGTTACTTATACTGCCCCATGGCAGGGGATACAGAACGTATGGGACGGGGTTCCTATCGACGTTATAGAAGCACAATTTTACGATCAATCCCTGGGGACATACAACACGTTCTATGCCGGCGATATCGACGTCAGCCTTATGACCACTTCCGACAAGCTCCATTTTTCCTCTTACGATCCTATAGAGGCAATCTATGTCAACGTCGGGGACACGCCGAATACTACCGCAGGCATAACCTTGGCCCTTTATTATTGGGATGGAGATGAATTTACTACTGTCGGGACGATCGAAGATGGAACAAACGGTTTAAAAAACTCGGGATGGGTTACTTTCGCCAGGCCTTCTTCACAACCTACGCAGTTCAACAAGACGCAATATTACGCTTACTGGTACTACCTATCCATATCGGGCGGGACATTAAGCGATGATCTGACCATAGGGATCAAGACGGCTCCTTATTTCGACATAAGCGAGCTCGGGAAGGGTTTGGCAAACATCGTCTGGAAAGGCCGGGGGATGTATGTGTTTGAGAAGATCCCGAACTGGCTTATTGTCTCTGCGAAGAATCAGCCGATGGTCCTCAACGGTGACGATTCTACAATCCTCGAGGCCGGAGACGGGCGCTCCAACAAGATCGTGTGCATGAAGAAATTCCACAATGAATTCATGGTGTGGCAGGAAGAGAAGGGGGTTGAAGGCGGTTGCCTGACCCTGTTTGAAGGATATTCTCCATTGACCTTCGGGAAACTCGTTCTTTCGTCAAGCGTAGGGACGTTCAATGCTCACAGCGCTGTCGTCGTCGACGGCGTTCTGACCTCGACACGGACCGACGAAGTGATTAAGACCATGGCCTTTTTCCTATCTCACGATGGTGTGTGTGCTTCTGACGGGACAAAGGTATGGGTAATCTCCGACAAGATCTGTAACTATTTCGACCCGACAAAGACGGAGTGCATCAGGCGCGGTTATGAGGACAAGATGTGGCTGAAGTATGACCGGGCCTTCAATGTACTGAGGATCGGCCTTGTCTCGGGGGCATCGGCAACAGAGTGTAATATCTTCCTTGTCTATGATATCGCTGACGGCACATGGTCCTTTGATGTTCTCGGGCAGGAGCTCTCCACGATGGAGGAGATAGAGGCAGGCAGCGGGGATATAGCAAGGCTGCAAATCGGCGGCGGGACGGATGATGGCTTTGCCTATCTTCTTAACACCGGCGACAACGATGTTTCAACGGCTATCGACTCTTATGCAACGATGGAGATTGATGGAGGCTGCGACGTTATCAGTCTGACAGAAGTTATTTTGAGAATGGCGGCAGGTTCGGGGTCATGTGTCCTTACTGCATACGAGGACGGCGTGGCGCTTGATTATACAAAAACGATACCACCATAAGGAGGAAGCAATATGAAGGCAAGATCAAGTTTAGGGGATAACATGAACGCGGTAGTTATGTCTCCGAGGATATTAAAACCGCGATTCCTGGTGTGCTCGATATGGGAAGTATTGCAGCTCAGGAGAAAGGCAAAAGGTGCCCTCTATGTATGGGATCCTGTAAATAAGTCAATCTCCGGGAATGTCTGCACTGCGGAAGGCCTTAATGCACTTCTCGATATCAT